TCTTGCTATGTCTTCTATGAAATTATTATAATCAACTGCTTTTGGATTGTGAGAACTAATTAATAAAACCTTACTTGTGTGAGGCAATATAGGTGCCAGCATATACCACATTGTATTCCAATTAGGATTATATGCGGCTTCGTCAATATACACCATATTAAAAGTAATACCTTTAATACTAGATTCTGTTATAATTCTTATCTCTGAACCGTTCCCAAATTTAATTGTATCCTTAGACATATATTTTAATTCGGGCTTATACTTGTCATTTATAGAAGTGTATAGTTCAATAATTTCTTTTAAAATATATGAAGAAGAATTATAGTTACAAGCGTATACTCCAACCTTTACATTATTATTAAAAATTGCATAATGCAATGATGCCAAGCAACCAAATAATGTGCCGCCAGTTTGTCTAGTTTTTACTACTGGTACTATTTTATTAGTCAACATGGTTTTATTAATTTCTTGTTGCATTTGGTTTAATTTAATAACCTTTCCATTAACTGTAATGAAGTTTTTTGTCCAATATTCTAAATCGTTAGATGAATCTACAAACATTTTATATTCTTGCAATTAAATGATACATAATTTTTCCTTTATATGTTTTATTTTATATACTAGCCTTTAAAAAGTAGTTAAATAATAATTTGTGGGATATATTATGACAGATTTTAACGACCTACTTTATAAAACATTTGAAAATGCAATGAATAGTAAAACTAAAGTTTTAGGTAGAGGCGATACTTGGTATTCTGTTGAAACTCCGGGGCAAGAGGATTCTACAGAACCTACTATAAATTCAGGCACATTTGGAAATACAAGTGGTAAATTTAATGATGCTAATTGCTATGGTTATTGTCCAACTTGTAGGGCTCCTGGTGTGGTAAGAGAACGTAGAATGAATGGTAACGACACTTGTAAAAATGGCCATACCTATCCTGCTAAAAATGCATTAAAATATGGAGATGAATAATGGCTATTCCAACAACTAGGGCGGAATTGGTAGAATATTGTTTAGAAAGATGCGGACACCCGGTTATTACTATTAATATAGCACCATCTCAAATAGAAAACTGTATTGACGACGCATTACAATATTGGCGAGAATATGCTATTGATGGACAGGAAAGAACATTTTATGTCCATACAATAACGGCACAAGACATAACCAATAGATATATTATAATGCCAGAAAATATCATCTCCGTTATTAATATATTTGGTGATAATCCCGGCTCATCATCAGGGCAGTTGTTTAATGTCGATTATCATATTACCGCAGATGCAATTTTAGGATTAACAGGTGGAGGAGGTACAGGCGGCGTAAGCGGTTACTTTGTCACTAAGCAATACTTAGCCGATGTTAATTGGTTAATGAATCCTGCACCTCCGTTTAGATATAGAATGCATAACCATAAATTACACATAGATACTAATTGGGAAACTAAGTTTATTGTAGGTAACTCAGTGCTAGTAGAGTGTTATGCATATATAGACCCTGTAGTTTATTCTTCAATATGGGGTAATTGGCAGTTACGTGAATTAGCACAAGCAATGGTAAAACGCCAATGGGGTGATAATTTACGTAAGTTTAACAGTGTGGCATTACCAGGCGGTGTTACTTTAAATGGCGAAGGAATTTATCAAGGTGCTGTTCAAGAAGTAGCAATGATAAAAGAAAACTATATTGATAATTTTGGCGAGCCACTTGGCTTTATAACAGCATAAGGAAGTATTATGAAAATTAAAGAAGATGCACCATCAGGCACAACTACTGCGGCTATTCCTGTAAAGGTCGTAGTGACCCCAGAAACTGAAGTTATGTACAAGCGTAAGAATCAAAGATTAACTCCTCCATTAACTGAGAATTTTTTAGAGTTTTTGGAGAGGTTTTATGGGTAATGTACAGCTAAAGATACTATCGGGTATATTAGTTTTATTACTATTGGTTTTATTATGGGTACAACATAAGTTAAATGCAGAACTTTCCAGTCAGTTATCTTTAGCCAAACAAGAAATAACTACTATGAAGGAATCTATTAAAAAAAGTACTGAAATCCAAAACACTATTACATCTGATATCAACGACTTAAAGTCTAAGCAACTAGTTGCACGTAAACAATTGCAGTCTAGGTTAGTAAGTAATAAAGCTAACCCAGAAATAGAACAACCAATTGTATTAACAAATGAGTATACAAGTATTTTAGATTGTATAGAAAATATATCAATAGGAGAAAAATGTGAATAACGATAAGGTTATACATGTAGAGGGGCATAGTGATTTAGTAAGATGTGCTAAGTCTGGTGCAGTACTTAATATTGCGGATGACGAATATCGTAAATTTGTATTTAAGAAAGAAAAGGAAAAGGAGACTAATGCTAAGATAAAACATATTGAAGATGAACTTCACGAAATACGAGACATGTTGGCATTATTAATTAAACACTTTCCAAAGCAATAATTATAATCTACTTAAATACCAAGTATATACCTTAAGGATTATAACCATGCCAAACGAAAATATAGAACAGCAAATACCACTTATTGTCTACAGGTTAGATACAACTGCTAAAGTATTAGAGGAAATAAAACAGGTATTAGATAGACAAACGGAAAATCTCACTTCTCTATTAGTATTACAGGAAAAGCATAATAACTTGCAAATGTTTGTAGTTGATTTAAAGCAAGAAATAGATAAGCACAAAGTTTTAATAGAAAAGAGTTCAACATTTGTTGAACAATTTTATAGTGGCTTATATGTAGGTCTATTTATATTCAGTATACTACAAGGTCTTTTAGGTTGGTGGGCAGCCGATGCCCATAACCAAATGGTTTCTTTAAGAGAACAGCAAAGTGTATTGGTTAATAAAATTCATACCCTAACCCTAGAAGCTAAAAAAGGATAATATGGCAACTAACCCATACTTTACATCAAATTATACTGCATATGCAGCTGAACAAACACTTGTTCATAATTTGACTATTGAGTCACATAAAATATTTGGTATAGATTTAAAGTATTTGCCAAGAACTTTAGAAAACTTTGATCCCTTTTATGGGGAGGATACTCATTCGTCGTTTAATTCGGCAATAGAGTTAGAGTTTTATATAAAATCATATGGCGGGTTTGAAGGCAATCAATTTCTATCTAAATTTGGTTTACAAATTTCTGAAGAGCTAGTATTAACATGTTCTAGGAAAAGATTTACTGAGGAAGTTACTACTGTAAATGCTGAGATAACTCGCCCACGTGAAGGAGACTTAATTTATATACCATTTGCGGTAGATGAACGCATGAGAGTTTTTGAAATATCTCATGTTAATCAAACTGAAAATTTTTCACAACTAGGTGAAAGATATACATGGGAAATAAATTGTAGAGTATTTGGCTTTAATGGAGAGGCATTTGATACTGGAGATGCAACTGTTGATGATTTTGATAATAATTACTTAACTACTGAAATACTTCTAGTACCGGGTATAGGCAATTTTACTATGGGTGATATTGTAACACAAACTAATGGCTATACAGCAGACGTTGTTAATTATAATACAACTACAGAAATATTAACCGTAACTAATTCTAAGGGCAAATTAGATACCACAATATCTATTACAAATGGTATTATTACTCGTGATATTAGTCATATAGATAATGCAGTGGCTAATGATAGTAGTTTAAATGATAATAAGTTACTAACTGCCAAAGAATCTGTATTAGTAGATTTTAGTGAAAATAATCCATTCTCAGGTTTTTAAGGAATAACTATGTTGTATATTATAGGTATAACTGGAAATGATAAAATCCGTAATAAGAAGATTGCAGATTATTTAAAGAAATATTTAGAAATAGAGTATAAAGAACTTTATAAGCAGCCCAATTATAGAAAATATATTCATGTAGATATTGATACGTTTCAGTCTGCATTAGATTCTTCTATAATGCATATACATGAACTATCATTTAATAAAAAACTTAATATTAATAAAGAGACATTGTATAGTGAAATGCGGGAAATTAGTAACGGCATGTTATGGGATAATATTATGATAGCTAAGTTAGCTAATTATGAAGATATATCTAAGCGTAAACAAAATTATGACTTTTATGTTATTATACCAGACATCAGTACTGAACAACAATTAAACATTATGCGTGATAAGGGTAGTATGTTAATTTTTAATTATGAGTCAGAATGCCCTAATACAAAATATGATTACCTTGCTTATAAATTTTTAAATTTTAAGAGAAAGTATAAAGGAATTAAGCCGGAATTAGAATATTTATATCAAGATAATGATATTTGGTTTTTACATAATAAGCCAGACTACTATATAAAAACTTGGTGTAGTAATATTGTTAATGAATTATTAGAAAAAAATATATTTGGAAAAAAATAAATGGATATATTCTCTGTTAGTACGGTATTAGATACACTACACAATAAAAATATAAATTATTTTATAAATGGTGCAAATGCTTATATAGAGCTTCATGACTTATATATTTTTAAAGAAATATTTGGTAATATAATTGAAGCTGCTTATATAAAAATGCCAATTAATGAAGTAAAGCTAAGGTCTGAGGAAATAGTAAAATTTATTACTAATTATACTATTAACTCATCTTCTACACTTAATATACCATATAGCATAGTTATCAAATTTAATAATTCTAACTATGTATCATTCAATAGTAACCATTTCTCTATATCAAAATTGAATATTGCATCTGGATACTATTAACCAATTAATACTACAGAACCGTTTAGTAATAACGTACCACCTGCAACTATTGATGCAGTTCCGCCAGAGCTGACGGTATAACTACCACCTACTTTAAGATTGTAATTACCAGATACTGACTCAGTGACATTTCCATTAACAGTCATATTACAGTTTCCTTTAATAGATAATTTATAATCGCCATTAATAGTAATATCCGAACCCTTGGCTTCTAATATAAATTTACCACCTGGTATTTCTATTACCTTATCGCCACTTATTACCTTTAAATAGTCACTACCCCCAATAGAAACATGGCGGCTTTTATTAATTGCGGTATAGTAATTTGTACAAAATTGATATAGGTCTTTAACAGACTTTAGCACCATATCGTGGTTTTGGTTCATTTCTACATAAGAACCATCCCCATGCTGAAAGCATAGTCTTTCAGCACCTTCAGTATCGTCCCTTTCCCATAAATGCCCCTTATCTGACATAGATGCTTTAATAAATGTATATTTAGGTTGTCTGGTATTTTGTGGTTCTGATATATTAATACCTCTAGCAGTACTTTGTGGTGCATAGTAAATACGTGGTGGTATGTTAGTTACTCTTGCATAATTATTGCCTGTGTAAGAACCCTTAGGTGGCGGATTAGGCTTAAGGTTTTGAAATCCTAATTGTGTATTTGTACCTATATTAAGTCCAGGCACTACTAACTGTACAAACGGTTTTTGCTTTTCATTGCCATCTAAAAAAATACCATAAACACATGTTCCTATTTCTATAGATCCTATATCACTTGAACTACTATTTGTTGATACACCTACTAATGCCCATGGTAATGTTGCTGTTGGTATTGCCGTTTTATCTAAATCATGAATACCAAAACATCTAACCCTAACCCTACCAGAATTTAGAGGATCATTATTATCTTCAACTATACCAAAGAACCAATACGTTCCGGATTGCCCTGCAAAATTTTGTATCATTATTATGTGCCTATTAGGTTTGTGCGGTCATAATCTTCATGATTATTATGGTATGAATCTTTCACTAGTTCTAGTGCTATATGGTACTCAGATGGTGTATAAAAATGGCGCATAGCCACTATTATGTAATTACCCTGTAGGAATAAATCCATGCTATTCTTTTCGTCCTTAGAGTAATTAAGATAATTTAGTGTAATTATATCGCCAGTCCTCAAATCATCATTCCCAGGTATTTGCGCTACCATCTTATATCCATTTGTTATTCTATTAATTTGTGAATACCTGGCACCCATTATATTTTCTTTGTCTTCATTTCCATATACCATTCTAAACTTAATAAATGCAGAAGATGCTGTAGTAAATTTAAACTTGGACGTATGTAACGAATTTTTAACATCTTTATCTATATGCTCGATTTTTTTATAGTCATCTACATTTAGTATGTCAAATGTTTTAACACCATAGTCTCTTGTAAATGGATCAAGTATTCTTGTTGTTACTCCATATGCACCTTTATTAAGACTATCAAGTACATCATAATGTTGTGTAACTTCCCATTTTGTTATAGAATAAAATTCTGATTCTATAGATATATTTGTTTGGTTTTTATGGTTAAACATATATGTTGCAACTGGAGGAGCCACAATTAAGCTATCTATAGTTTTAAAATTAAACTCTTTCATATCTTCATAAAATACATAAGTACCAGTATTTGGATATTTTTTTGATATAGTTCTAGATGTCATATAATTAATAACTTCAAAAGGAGATATTGAAGGTGCAATATAATCAATTGTATTTGCACTTTCTTCTATAGTTATATTTTTGTTACTTATACGACTTAAACACTTTTTAACAATTGAATCAGGTGAACTTTTAAAAAAGCTCTCACTTAATGTAGTTGAACGGTTATTTAAAAGTTCTATTGAACAAAAATTTAATTTATATTCAAAACTATCTTCGCCACGTTTAATTTTATCTACTAAATTATAGATATAAAATGTCTTTTCTATTTTATTGGATTCTTGGTCCATTTGATATGATATTTTTAATTGTTCTTCCCCAACTAACGGTACATTTTGCTGAAAGTCGCCAGAGTCTTTAATAGTTATTGTGCCATGTAAACATGTATTAAATAAATCACTTTGAATATCCATCTCTACCATAGATGCCTTTATATCTATAGCCTTACCCGCATAATTTATAATAGATATTTCCGAAAGTGCATATTGCCCAGGTTTACGATTTGCCATTATTATTCCTTAATGTGTTTATATCTTTTATTAATGTTTCAAATCTTTTGTTTATTAAACCAACGTAATTTTTCGATATTAACTTAATGTTTCTTCTAAGCTCATTTTGCTCAAATTCAAAGTCATATACGTATTTTATATACTTAGGTTCAGGTTCATAGATATATGTATTATAGTCTATTATAAATCCATTTGCATCTTCATAATGATGTATTTGTGAAAATGCTTCATCAATTGTTATGTTATACTTTGCTTCAATATAAGATTCCAATTCTTTATCTGACATTGGTAAATCATGTATCCAGTCAAATGCACTTGCCGATAGAAGTACTAGCCAGTCATAATAGAAGTCCCCGTAGTATAAATATGCAACAGTATCTGGACGGTCTCCATCTTTCCATACATAGTCATACGAAGTTAATTGATTATTTTTAATATCGTCTGAAATTCGATATCTAACATTTAAGTCAACAGTTTTGGCATATTCAATTAAATTGCCCTTGTTATTTTTGTCAAATACTGTATTATATTTGATTGGATATTCAATTATAGGAAACTTTTCAAAATATTTCATAAAATCCTCACGTTTAAGCATATTTAATGCTTAAAGGATAAGTATAAATATATAAAATAAGGATTTTTTTATGCCCCTAACAAAACTTTCACCTTCAATGCGTGTGTCTGTTGCACAGGCAACACTCAATGAATTAGGTACAAACGGCTACTACTTAGGTATTGGTCACATCTTACCATGGACACCTACAACTGAGTCGCCATTAGCAAGCGATACTGTTCCACCTGATGTTATAGTAAGTAACATAGAATTAAGTAAAGTATGGAATAATGCTATTGGTATGAAAAAAATTACGTTAAATGATATATCACTTGCAATACGCCGAATAGATTGGGTGAACGGTATAGTATATGACCAATATGATGCAAATAAAGAAGATTTATATTTAGACGACTTTTATGTAATGAATTCTAATTACGAGATATATAAATGTCTATTTAATAACTACGGTTCGCCATCAGTAGTTATGCCAAGCGGTACTACACTAGTACAAACATCAAACACTGATGGATATGTGTGGAGATACATGTATACGGTGCCTGTAAATGATCGTTCTACGTTTTTAATGTCTAACTACATTCCTGTCAATAAAACCGCAGCTACCCCCATTATAGGCGAGCTGTATAGCATTAATGTAATAGATGGTGGGTCTGGATATAATGTGGCACCTTCAGTTATTATCAATGGTAATGGTTCTGGAGCCACTGCATATGCTGTAATTGATGCAGGTATAGTGACTAAGATTATAGTATCATTTGTAGGAAGCAATTATACATATGCAGATGTAGTTATAACAGGTTCTAATACCACACCTGCATCAGCAGTGGCAAATATATCTGTTGTTGGTGGTCATGGTTCTAATATAATTGAAGAATTATATGCTACTAATATAATTATTGCTATAAAGCTATCTTTGGATGAAAATGATACATTATTAACAGACAACGACATACGCCAGGCATTTATTGTAAAAAGTCCTAAATCATTAGCTAATATACCATTAACGGTTGCCAATGTGCGTTTAACTACAATAGTCACTATGAACAGTAGTACGGCTGCATTTTCACAGGATTCTATTGTTGATATATATGCAACCTCACCATCTCCTATAAAGGTAGGTACGGCTGTAGTTGCTTATAATAATACTATTGATAATAAGCTATACTTAACTAATATTACTTCACCTACTATTAC